TGTACGCGTGTCAACAAATGACCAGAACACCGATTTGCAACGTAATGCACTGAACTGCGCGGGATGTGAGCGGATTTTTGAGGATAAAATCAGTGGCACTAAGTCCGACAGACCGGGGCTTAAAAAACTGCTCAGGACACTATCGGCAGGAGACACTCTGGTTGTCTGGAAGCTGGACAGGTTGGGGCGCAGTATGCGGCATCTTGTTACGCTGATAGAAGAGTTGCGTCAGCGTGGCGTGAATTTCCGAAGCCTGACTGACAGTATTGATACCAGCACCCCAATGGGCCGTTTCTTTTTTCATGTCATGGGGGCCCTGGCTGAAATGGAACGCGAACTGATAGTTGAACGTACCATGGCAGGGCTGGCTGCAGCTCGTGCCAAAGGCAGAGTAGGTGGACGCCGTCCTAAGTTGACCACCGAACAGTGGGCACAGATTGGGCGTTTACTCGAGGCCGGAGAATCAAGACAGCGTATTGCACTGATTTTTGATGTAGGCGTTTCTACCATTTATAGAAAATTTCCGGCAAATAAGAGCAATGAATCCCCCTGAATCAGCATTATTTTGATTATCCCTGCAAGTAGACAAATACCGTCATTTTGTGTGAATAACGACACAACTGCGCTTAGCTGTTTGTCAGGCACAATCACTTCAACATAGGGCGAAGCCTAATCCAATCAGGAGGTTCGCCACTATGGCTCAGGATTACCACCACGGGGTGCGCGTTGTTGAAGTCAACGAAGGCACCCGATCTATTACCACGGTGAGCACCGCCATCGTGGGTATGGTCTGCACGGGCGATGATGCCGATGCAAAAATGTTTCCTCTTAATAAACCCGTGCTGATCACTGATGTGCTGACTGCCAGCGGTAAAGCGGGTGAGTCAGGTACTCTGGCCCGTTCGCTGGATGCCATCGCTGACCAGGCAAAACCCGTGACTATTGTTGTGCGTGTGCCGCAGGGTGAAACGGAAGACGAAACCACGACCAATATCATCGGCGCAGTGACTGCTGAAGGTAAAAAAACAGGTATGAAAGCCCTGTTATCTGCCCAGTCACAGCTCGGCGTTAAACCGCGCATTCTTGGCGTGCCAGGCCACGACACCAAGGCGGTAGCTACTGAGTTGCTAAGCGTGGCGCAAAGCCTGCGTGGATTTGCTTACCTGTCAGCGTATGGCTGCAAGACAGTGCAGGAGGCGATCACTTACCGCGAAAACTTCAGCCAGCGCGAAGGGATGCTGATCTGGCCTGACTTTACTGGCTGGGACACGGTGCTGAATGCCGAAGCAACGGCATATGCCACCGCCCGTGCGCTTGGTCTGCGCGCCAAAATTGACGAGCAGACCGGATGGCACAAAAGCCTGTCCAACGTGGGCGTGAACGGTGTCACCGGAATTTCTGCAGATGTGTTCTGGGATCTGCAGGACCCGGCAACCGATGCAGGTCTGCTGAACCAGAACGACGTCACCACGCTTGTGCGTAAAGACGGTTTCCGCTTCTGGGGTTCCCGCTGCCTGAGTGATGACCCGCTCTTTGCCTTCGAAAACTACACCCGCACGGCGCAGGTGCTGATGGACACGATGGCAGAAGCACACATGTGGGCGGTGGATAAACCGCTTAACCCGTCGCTGGCCCGCGACATTATCGAAGGTATCCGCGCCAAAATGCGCAGCCTGGTCAGTCAGGGCTATCTCATTGGTGGTGATTGCTGGCTGGATGAGTCGGTGAACGACAAAGACACGCTGAAAGCCGGAAAACTCACCATCGACTATGACTACACGCCAGTGCCGCCACTTGAAAATCTGATGCTGCGCCAGCGCATCACCGATCAGTACCTGGTGAATTTCGCCAGCCAGGTCAGCGCTTAAGGGGACAACATGGCTTTACCACGCAAATTAAAACACCTGAACCTGTTTAACGACGGGAACAACTGGCAGGGGATCGTTGAGTCGCTGACGCTGCCGAAATTCACCCGCAAATATGAGAAGTATCGCGGCGGCGGAATGCCGGGTGCAGTGGATGTGGATCTGGGGCTTGATGACAGTGCGCTGGACACAGAATTTTCCATTGGTGGTACTGAATTGCTGCTGTTTAAACAGATGGGTAAAGCCACGGTGGATGGCATCCAGCTGCGCTTTACCGGCTCTATTCAGCGTGACGATACCGGGGAAGTGCAGGCCGTGGAGCTTGTCGTGCGTGGACGTCACAAAGAAGTGGATTCCGGCGAGTGGAAGACGGGCGAAAGCAACACCACCAAAGTGACCAGTACCAACAGCTACGCGAAGCTGACCATCAATGGTGAGGTGCTCTATGAAGTGGACCTTATCAACATGGTGGAAATTGTGGACGGTGTGGACCTGATGGAAGCGCACCGCAACGCCCTCGGCCTCTGATATATCTGAACGGCGCGGGATACCGCGCCAGAACCCAATTGACAGGACAGCAAAATGAGCGATAAGCAGACTGAAAAGACCATTCAACTGGATACCCCCATCAAGCGCGGTAAAACAGAAATCACCGAAATTGTGCTGCGTAAACCGCAGTCCGGTGCGCTGCGCGGTACACGCCTGCAGGCCATTATGGATATGGATGTAAACGCGATGATGACCGTGATCTCCCGCATCTCCAGTCCGGCACTGACTGCACAGGAAATTGCAGAGATGGACCCGGCAGATCTCACTGCCATGTCGGTTGAGGTTGTCACTTTTTTGTTGAAGAAGTCGGTGCTTGCCGGTTTACCGACAGCCTGACGGTTGACGATCTGGTGGCAGATATCGCCACCATTTTTCACTGGCCGCCATCCGTTACTGACGTTATGCCGCTGACCGAAGTGCTGGAATGGCGGTATAAAGCGATTCAGAGAAGCGGGGCCAACGATGAGTGATAACAACCTGCGTCTGCAGGTCATTCTTAATGCGGTTGACAAGCTCACCCGCCCATTTCGATCTGCGCAGGCCAGTTCAAGAGAACTGGCTGCTGCTGTCAAAAAATCCCGCGATGCAATAAAGCAGCTTGATCAGGCCGGGAGCAGTCTGGACAGCTTCCGAAAGCTGCAGGCAGAAAATCAGAAATTAGGCGACAGGCTGAACTATGCCCGCCAGCGTGCAAATTTGCTCAGTCAGGAACTGGGAGCGATGGGGCCGCCTTCGCAACGTCAGGTTGTTGCTCTGGGCCGTCAACGGCTGGCTGTTCAGCGCCTGGAAGAACGCCAGAAAAAGCTGCAGCAGCAGACGGCGCTTGTGCGTGCTGAACTGTACCGGGCGGGAATTTCTGCGAAAGACGATGCGGGAGCAACTGCCCGTTTAGCCCGTGAAACATCACGTTATAACCAGGAACTTTCGAAACAGGAGGCGCGGCTGAAGCGACTGGGGGAAGCTCAGCGCAGGATGAATGCAGCGCGTGCCAGTTATGCCCGTTCGCTGGAGGTGCGTGATCGTATTGCAGGTGCCGGAGCCACCACCACGGCTGCAGGGCTGGCAATGGGTGCGCCAGTGATGGCGGCAGTAAAAAGCTATACCAGCATGGAAGATGCCATGAAAGGTGTGGCAAAGCAGGTCAATGGTCTGCGTGACGATAATGGCAACCGCACTGCACGTTTTTATGAAATGCAGGATGCCATCAAGGCTGCCAGCGAACAGTTGCCGATGGAAAACGGTGCGGTGGACTTCGCAGCACTGGTTGAAGGTGGTGCGCGCATGAACGTCGCAAACCCTGACGACAGCTGGGAAGATCAGAAACGTGACCTGCTGGCCTTCGCCAGTACGGCAGCAAAGGCGGCAACAGCCTTTGAGCTGCCAGCGGATGAACTGTCAGAAAGTCTGGGGAAAATCGCCCAGCTCTACAAAATCCCCACCCGCAATATTGAACAGCTCGGTGATGCGCTGAACTATCTGGATGATAACGCCATGTCGAAAGGGGCAGACATCATTGATGTGATGCAACGTCTGGGCGGTGTGGCTGACCGTCTGGATTATCGTAAAGCGGCGGCGCTGGGCTCCACCTTCCTGACACTGGGCGCTGCGCCAGAGGTTGCAGCCAGTGCAGCAAACGCGATGGTGCGTGAATTGTCCATTGCCACCATGCAAAGCAAGAGTTTCTTTGAAGGGATGAATCTGCTGAAACTCAATCCTGAAGTGATTGAAAAGCAG